ATGCTCGTCGAATTTGAAATGAAATCTTTAATTAAATCAAGGGGTGGCGCTTTTAACCTCTCAAGTGACTTGTCAATTTTCTGGTGTTTTGCCCAGTTCAAAATGTACAAATATTGCTCTCCATTTTCATCAGAAAAGGGCATTAATAATTTATTCGTATACAATTCGTCGACTATTCGTCGAATGCTCGTCGAATTCATGTTATCACCCGGGAAGATTTGAGCTTTTAAGCTCATTGGCGAGTTTTTTATAACTCCGCTATCATCTGCAAAAGTCCATAATCCGATGAAAAATAGCCTCGCATCAATCGAACAACTCATCACTTGTTCAGATACCCAAAAACTGGGTTTAATTGTCCTTATTCTAGCCATTTTTGTTCAATTCCTTTTCAATTTGCTTTTGTCTGCCAATCTCGAGCAACTCTTTTCGTTTCACGATATTTCGTTTTTGCGCTTCGATAATACATTTGTAACAATTTCCATAAACAGTGCTTCTTTTTGAAAGGTGACCGTTTATACATGGTTTATCTGACATGTAACTTGCATGACCATTTTCGAGGGCAATTTCTCGGGCTTTTTTCTCAATCATCATTATCTCCATTCATGTTGTTTGTAAGAAATTTCTCTAACTTAAGTAATTGTTAAGAAAGCAATTTAAGTTAATGGTAATGTAATGGAATGTCAACAGTAATTTGCAAATATAATTTGATTAAATTTAAATTTTAACTTAAAATAGGTTTACATAATTAACAAGGATAAAAAAATGAAAAAAAATACATTCAAAGGGCGCCCAAAAGCTCAAAAAATCCCATTTTTTGTAGTGAAAGAAATACAACGATTTTTTGATGAGTATCCGAGTATTCGGGCTGGTGCGATTGCTATGGGGGTGTCAAGTACCAGTGCATGGAATTGGTATCATGGCTTTTACCGACCCTCTCAAAAATACATTAAAATCATGGAGAAGCTCTCAAGGGGGCGTATTTCTTTATCATTAATTAATGAAACTACGGCGTCACTGGTTAATGGAGTGGAAAGTTTAAAAGACTTCATTAAAAACAATCATCTTCAATCTAAAGCTGAAATACTGGGTATTTCAGTAGATGAGTATTACACCTCATATGTCCACCCCCGCGTACAAGCAATTATTGATAGCAATACTATCAAAGAGACTGACTTGCCTTTGTTGCATTCATTCTTTGATAGCACGCTTGAATACTGGGTTCAGGTGATGAATGAATTTAATTTGAAGTTTTAATTTATTTTAGCTTGACATTTCAAGTTTAATGATTTATACTGCATTTACAAGTGTGTAAATAGTTGCGCACTTACTTAATACGGAGATAAGCGCAATGAGCAAATTAAAGGCAATTGACCCCAAAATGGCAGAGCCTAAAAAGCCTAAGATTGTATTGTTTGGTAAGGCTGGGGTTGGTAAAACATGGGCATCCTTAGATTTTCCAAATGTCTATTATATCGATGCAGAGGGGGGCGCCACTTTAGAACATTATACGGATAAGTTAAAAAAATCGAATGGCGTGTATTTAGGTCAAGCTCAAGGAGCTAATAGTTTTGTTGAAGTTATCGAGCAAATTAAAGCATTAGCCACTGAAAAGCATAATTATAAAACAGTAGTCATTGATTCTTTATCAAAACTCTATAATAACGAAATACAAAAGTCAGCAGAAATTTTAGGGGATAAAGATGTTTATGGTGCGTCTAAAAAAGATGCAATAAAATTAACGCGGCAATTAATTAATTGGGTTGAAAAAATTGATATGAATGTCGTTTTAATTTGTCATGAAAAATCCGTATGGGAGAATGGTGAACAAGCAGGAATAATATTTGATGCGTGGGATAAAATAAATCATGACCTTGATTTGTGCTTAAATATTGTAATGCATGGAACTTCCCGAAAAGCAATCATTTACAAATCCAGAATAAAGTCGATGCCACAATCAGATAGATTTGATTGGTCTTTTGCAAATTTTGCCGAAAAATATGGACATGATGTTTTATATAAAGATGTAAATCAATTTGAATGCGCAGTGCCTGGGGAAGTGGCGGAGCTTAAAAGATTAATCGAATTGTTAAAAATTGATGATAAAAAAGTTAAAGATTGGTTAGAGGCTAACAAAAGCGAATCAATTGAAGAAGTGAATAGAGCGTGTGTTCAAGATAAAATTACTGCATTACGAAGTAAAATCGATAACAAGGGGTAAATAAAATGGGATTTAAATACGAAACAATGACACCTGAAGAAAAAGAAAATCGCGGCAAGTTTTTTAATGAAGGACTTGCAGATTTTGAAATATTATCCACCACGCAAGGCGTTTCTCGCCGTAGCGGCAATGATATGCTTGTTGTAGAAATGCGCATATGGGATTGCAAGGATAAGTCCGGCAAAGCCACTGACTTTATGACGGCTAAAATGAAATGGAAAATTAACGATTTGTTAGAGTCTATCGGTCACGGTGATGATGTCGACGGTGACTTTGACTTGTATAAATATGTTGGGAAATGCGGTAAAGCTATGCTGGTTTATAAAAAAGATAAAGAAACTGACAAGCTTTTTCTTAATATCAATTACGTTCCAGCGGCGCCGGATGCAGCTACCGACACAGAAAAATTAAGTGGTGATTTTCAGGCGCCCCCGGCTGACGAATTTTCTGATGATATACCGTGGTGATTTTAAAATACTATAGGCTGTTATGGGTATAAAAACTGTTTTAATCATCTTCATAGCGGCGCAGGATAGCGCAAGTCGGCTGCCAGTCTGGCTAAGGTGAAAACTGGCACTAATTTGATTTCGGGTCGTGCGGGAAAGCGTTAGGAGGTGGATGGGGCAGGTAAGAAAACGAATAATCGTGCTGCTTGCCTCTGAAGCTGATTTTTTAAAATTAAACTTGGAGAGATAAATGGTTAAATCGAAAATAGAAGGACTATTGGAGCTGCTGAATATTGTAGAGGCATTAGATGGCCATGGCAATAAAATTGATAAATCTACAAATTCACCAATGTATGAATATTTTATTGGAAAATATTGCATTATACGAACGTATGCAGCTGGCGTACATTTTGGTGTCGTAAAAGATTTCGACGAAAAAAATCTTTGCATTCAATTATCAGATTCGCGGCGCCTATGGTATTGGGAAGGTGCGTTTACATTATCTGCTATCGCTAATAACGGTATTAAAGATGGTAAAATTTCTGAGACTGTCAACTATATATTGCTATCTCAAGTCTGTGAAATTATTCCCTGCTCTTCAATAGCGATAGATAATTTAAAAAATTTCAAAATTCATAATGGATAATTCATATGATTTATCAAAAAAATTTAAATAAATTATATGGCTCCGTGCGTAGCCGGGCCTATGGTGATGGCTATGGCTCGGGCTCGGGCTCTGGCCATGGCTCTGGCTCGGGCTCTGGCCATGGCTCGGGTGATGGTCAGGGCTGGGATTATGGCTATCGCTATGGCTCTGGCTATGGCTCGGGCTCTGGCCATGGCTATGGCTCGGGCTCTGGCCATGGCTCGGGTGATGGTCAGGGCTGGGATTATGGCTATCGCTATGGCTCTGGCTATGGCTCTGGCTATGGCCATGGCTATGGCTCGGGTGATGGTGAGGGCTGGGATGATGGCTCTGGCGATGGCTCTGGCTTGGGTGATGGTGAGGGCTGGGATGATGGCTCTGGCTCTGGCTGTGACGATGTTGATGGCAACGGCTAAATTTTTTTTAAAAAGGAATAAAGGAATGAAAAAGTTAATCATATCTATGTTGGTTTCTGTATCCCTATCGGCTCACGCGTCTATTAAAAACGATGCTATTGGCACTTATGAACAAATTGGTGTCGGAGCCGCATCTATGTCAAATGTCATTGACAATGAAGCTCCGGGGTCACCTAACTTCAATTTATCTAATAATGTTAATTTACATGATATAGGCTTTGCTGCTTATGATGAGATTGGTTACGACCTGTTTAATAAAAGTCGCATCCCGATTAAGCTTGGTATTGGTTATTATGATTTTGGCGATATAGATAAGTCAGCAATGACATCTGAAATTGTTACTTACCCAGATAAGTCAACACATCCAGTGTCGCTTGATCGAAAGTATTCTTTAACATCGCAAGCGCTTTTGGTTAACATGTACTGGGATGTACTGCCACGTAGTGTCATTACTCCTTATATTGGTGGCGGTCTTGGTGTGGCCTTTAATAATGGCAAAGAGTATTGGAATGATGGCGGCAATCCTGATAGCGTGCCAAATAGCGCAGACATCGAAGCAAGCCAATTTGCTTGGGATGTAGTGCTGGGTGTTGATTATCATGTAACAAACTCAATAGCTCTAGGAGCGCGTCTGCAATATACCAGTTTAGGCGAAGCAAAGTACGGCGAGAACAATTCTTGCGATGGTGTCACAGATGACAAGGTATGGGAAGAAGGCAAGCTGTCTAATGTGGCGGCGTTTGTAACTTTAAAATATGAGGTGAATTAAAATGGAAAGTTTGGATAGACTCATTAAACATAAGCTTCAAAAAGAAGGGTTAGGGCGCCAAGAAAGCTTAGGTAATGTGGCGGACTCACATGCCGTTAGACTGGATTTAATGAAGCGCGTGCGCTTAGGAGGGATAACACTGGAAGAAGCGAAAAATGAATTAAAAAATATTAAAAGCCTAGCAAAGAAAGATGGGAAAATAACACGTATCCAAGCCATGAGAAGGTGAGTGAAAATGAACAATAAAGACTGGGATATAGATAAACGCACCTTATTAGAGCTAATGCACCGTCAAGTGGAAAACGAACCGGAATTTCTTAATCATATTCAGGAATTTTTGATTGACTATTACAAAAATCAAATGATTGAAAGTAACAAGCGTTCTAGCCAAGCATGGTTGGCTTTAACGATGTGCTTTCAATCAATCCTTAGGCAAAAAAGTAAAGTTAAATTGAATAAAATAGAGGCTGGTATATTAAAAATATATTTTACAAATTTTCCGCCTTCGAATCAGACGCATAAGGACTTTTATGAAACTTTCATAAAGGAATAAAGGCATGAACAATATTAACACCATTATAAATAGAGAGTTCCTAGCATCGCTGGAGCCATGCGACGACAGATGGGAAAACTACTTAACGTATTACGCAGATTGGAGCGGCAGTATAGAGGAGTTTTGTCAGTTAGATAAAATTAGTTGGTATGATAAGCAGTGGGTGCTTTTTCATAATTTTTTGACTATAGAACGGCAATCTGAATTAGTATGCGATTTCGCTGAACATGTCCTACCCATTTTTGAGGCTAAATATCCCGATGACGATCGACCAAGGAAGGCGATAGAAGCGGCTCGAAGTGGGGATAAAGAAGCTGCGGAAATTGCTGCAGTGGGTGCTCATAATGCCTCCACTTGGGCTAGCCACCTTCGCAGTGAGTTGAGCGTTGTTTATGCTAGCGATAGTGCCGCTCATGCAGCCTTTTTTATAGCTCATGCTAATAAATGGGGCGTCTATTTAACAGCTGCTTCTGCAGTTCGCGCTGCTTTTCATACTTGCGTTTATGACGAAGAAATAGAGTACCAAGTCAATTTAATTCTTAAAAAATTAAAAGAGGATGCAACCAATGAAGCTTGAAGAAGGTAAATTTTATACATGGGGAGGTGGGAGGCTTACTTATAAGATAAAAGAAGGGGTCACCTTTTCCTTTGATAAAGAACACCCGGAAAAGGGCTGGTGCAAAACCATGGAAATTAGTTCGATATATTATTGTGCAGACTGGCGCGAAGTCATCAACCCAGAAATGGTTGTTGAGGGAACTTATTGGGCTTATGAAGGGGGCCCGCGGGGTGGGTATTACACTTATAATAGTAACATATGGACATGGAACCTCCATCTTCTCTTCGGTAGCAACCCCATAGAGCGTCCTTGTGTGGATGACCCTAGAAAATGGTACCAAGTTGATATAAACGGAAAGCGGCTAGATAAGAAAGACACTCAACATGAGGAAAAAACAATGCAAGAAACAAAAGAGAAAATGACATTCGCGGAAGCGTTAAAGTGGATGGAAGACGGCAATTATTGTATTCAGGTAACGCCTGATATAAAGCCGTTAGTTCATAAACTTAAAAATGATGGCATTTATTATTATATGGCTAATGAGTGGGTCAAAGATAATTCAAGATTTAACGAATATTTAGAATCTGATTGGGAAAAAGTCGAAAATCCTGAAAAAAATGAACCGCAAGAAAATCAACTTGGCCTTTCCCAAATACGATTAAAAGTTTGCCTTTATCACCCTGTACAAGACGCGCAAAAGGCAAGAGCGTGGGCAGACGCGATAAAAACATTTTTTTCCCTTAAATCGCACCCGTTGGCGAAAAAGCCGGTTGAGAATGAATCGCAATCAGTTATCCTTTTGAAGGATGACAAGATTGTTTTAGAGGCTTGGTGTATAGTGAGAAACAAGCTTCAATTATTAAGCTCACTTTTCTCTTCTGACGAAGATGCTAAAAAAGCAATCTCCGACATCGGTGAAGAAAACTTAATTCACATGTTTAAAACGTTTCAGGGGGTGGAGTAATTGAAAGTAAGAGACATCTTAAAACAGCTTGAAAAAGCTAATCCAGAATCTGACGCTGTTATTTCTATTCCTTTTCTTTATCCTGAGCCAGGGAGCGATTATTTTAATGGACATTTTAACATAAACTCTATTTCACCAGAGTTTATTATTTTAAATGCATATGAACCTGTTCAGGATGGGAAATGTTGCTTTCAACTGGGAGATAAACTAAAGTGATTAACTGTTATTATAAATTTGATAAAGTAATGTCAATATTTCAGGGGGTGGAGTGATGGGCGCTTATTTTTTTAATGATATTGATACTGAGTATGAAGCATATTATAAAGACAATGAAAGTGATTATTTTATTATTAGGAATAAGCAAAAAAATATCTGTGATACTCTACATGGGGTTGTATCCGATATTAAAGAATTGGGCTTCCATTATCACATCCCAAGCCTTTTTTGTTCAAATGGCGATAAATATGGATTAACATTCGATGATAATGTCGATAAAAAAAATAATATGGATGGTAGTTATTGTAAAAAGGAAACTATGGCGAGTCAATTCAAAAAATATATTGATAACAATCGACTTTTTCTGCAATGGCTTGATATTTTGGATTTAATCGATAAAAAATATCATCAGTCTTTATGGTATGAAGAAGCACGGGAAAAATTTAACGAATTAAATATTTCTAATGGGGTGAAGTAATGGATACGGATGATGCAATAGCTAATTTCTTGGCATTTATTGCGGTTGCCAGCTTGGTGGCAATTGTTTTTTTATCTTTAGGGATTATTTCATATGAAATATCAAAGTATAGCTGTTACCAAAAAGGAAAAGCCATGCAAACTGAGAGTCGTTATTCTTGGTGGGGAGGGGGTTGCTATATAAAGATAAAAGGTACTTATTATCCCGAGGATGCGATTAATCATCCTTATGGGGTAGCGTCACAGGTGATTGGGAATGCGATGCAAGAGGATGATAACTAATAACCGAATCGCTTCGCTAGCGCTTAAATCGTCAAGCGCGATGCGATTTTACCAGCTTGCCAGTGCTGGGCGATAGAACTGGCGCTAAATTTAAATAAAGGAGAGAAAAATGGTTATTAAAGTTGAACCAGGTAAGTTGATATATGCACAAACAATCGGAGAGCCAGGGATGCTAGACAAAAAAGTTGATTTCTTTGGCGCTATGGAAGCTTTATCAAAAGGAAAGACGATAACTTCTTTATGCCCCCATCATACCTATAAGGTAATAGACGGGAAGATACAATATGCTGATAAAGAGCTTACGCTTAAATACAATCCTGAAATGATTTCTGTTTTTCTTACAGACGAAGAGCTAAACGGGGATTGGTTTATTTATGGAGATGAAAAAAATGATTAAATTTCGCGCATACATAGACGGTAAATTTTATTACTTTGATTTAATTAAATTAATCGATATTGCGTGTAGGTCGGCTGATGATATATGCTACAGAGAGGCTGATATAAAGGTTGTTGACTGGCTTGAATCAGGAAATCAGCCAGATAGGTGGATTGGCCGGTTTGATTCAAATAATGATGAAATTTACGAAAATGACATTGTTGAACTATTCACATCTAAACTACACGGATTAGCTATATGGAATCCAATTCGATTAAATTTTAAATTAAATTTTGAATCCATACAAAATAAAACAATGGAATATGCGTACCACCATGAAGAGGATTTGATTTATCACAGTAGCAATTTAAGTATTATTGGAAACGCCCACGAAAATCCGGAGTTATTGGGATGAAGGACGACAACCAAATGAAAAGCATTCCTATCTATAGACAAAGCTTTATTGATAAAATAAATGCAATTTACATAAAATTAAGAGAAGAAAGCATGGAACAATACGTAGACAGTATCTCTGTTCCAGCTATAGAATTTGGGCGATTTGAACTTTATGTTGAATCAGCGTTTAGCTTTCAACCATCTGCACATAAGGAAAGGGCTGATTGCACAATCATGGGATATAAAATTGTTTTAAATTCTAGCATTGATGTCTATATGGTTAATTTCAAACCTAAATATAGTTATGAAGCAATGACTTTTTTAGAAAAATTATAAAAAATTGGAGTTATTGAAATGAGTTGTAATTTACCTTACAATTAATTAAACGCTTTTAATTCAAAGATGTGCTATTCCAGTAACGGAGAGGAAAAAATATGTTTATTAAAAATGACAATGTCCTTATAAACTGCTCAAATATTACTCGTGTGTTTTTAGAAGGTAATAAAATCCTTATTGATACCGTTGACGGGAAGCAGTTGGAAATTATTTATATCGACGACAGCGCCAGCGACGTATTTAAGAAATTAGAAGAATTATTGCTATATAAAGCTTAAATGTCTAAGTTTAACTTAGGGAGGCGTTAAGTAAAGCTTTAGCGCCTAATCTTAACTTAGGCAAATATCAAATAAATCTTTTCCCTTGTGACACTTTAAAAATAAAAAATATAGTTTAAAGCCCTCCTTCCCGCTCCCCTATTTTTCTGGAAATTCTTAGCGTTTGAATAAAACCATGCGATATCCACATCCGTGACGAGCGCTCTGTGGCATTATAAACTTTCCGAATGCTATAAAAGCGCTTTTTTTGTTTAATTTTTTCTCTAATCTTCACTAAAAAGCACCTTTTTAATTTTCTTTAACCAGTCCTCGCGGCACCTAAGGTTGCTCCTAATAGGGTCAGTCGTTCCATTTATACGTGCTGTAATGCCCATAAGATCATCTTTATCAGCCAATCCATTGCCGTTTATTTTGTGCCAAAACCATGCGGCTGAATAAGCTGACCAATAGGGAGTTAAAAGTATATTGGCATCTTTATCGAATGTCTTTCCCATCAGTCGTGGTTCTTTGTGAATAAATTCATTCTGATTGTCAGCGCCAGTAATCTGCAACACCCCCATTCCACGATGTAACCATCCATCCCCTGAGGCTTCGTTACAATTGCCCATTCTATTGGCATAGAGCTTATTCGCAATTAGTTCTGGGTTGTTGGCGTATTTTTTAGCCTCTTCCTCAGATTTAAAATATCGAGGGAAAGTCCGTAATAGCCCAGCTTCACTATAATTTAGATTCTCTTCTATTCTAGCAAATCCCATTGACTCATGAGCGCATTGAGCTAAAAACATACATTCTCTGTCCATTCCAATTATTTCATATTGAAACATACCGGCGGTTAAGCCATTAAAATGCTCGTTTAATTCAGCATTTTTAAAATGGGAGTGAGGAAACAGTTCTTTAAATTGGTTGATTGTTATCATCTTTAGCTATTCCCCAACGTATACTTATGTTGTTTGGCCGCTCGTATCGGCTCGGGTCTAAATATATATTAACTATATACCCTTTAGCCCGTAAAATCCTTATATCATCATCGGCAATCTTATCGCTTGTCGTTCCCGCGCAAAATGAGCCGTTATCAATTGCGTCATTAATTAATTCGGCCACATTATCGCTTACTTTTATTTTTTTTATCTGCTCTTTTGTTTTCATATAAGCTTGTTCTGCTGTTATCATGATTATCTCCAGCGGCTAGTTATCTATTATAGCAAAATTTAGCTTGAATGTTAATTTAACATAGATTATAATCTATTAATTGCAATAGCGGAGAAGAGTTCATAAAATGACAGAAAACACAATCCGCCGTGTTCACGATTTATCTCATGGCGCCAGATGCTTATCTGGCAATTCCTTGTATTACGATGAAGGTTTGCTCTATGATTATACTGTTGCTTGCACGAGGTGTATGCATCAGATTAGACGCAGCTTCACTGTTCCTTTAGATGCGACAAAGGATGAAAGGTGGGATTTGTTTGATAAATATCGTGAAGAACTAATTAAAGAAATTTCTAATATTGAATGTAAAATTTATCAGCATCAGTTTCGTTTATTATGAATAACTTATAAAGATGATATATAATGCATAATACTATTATTAATGAAGAATTTTATAATTTAGATAAAAATACCGGAATAGGAATCTATGTTCTTAACCTTTCTTGTAATAAATGTGGGAAAAGTGAAAGTCATTCATTAAGCAATATAATGAATTATACAGTAGAAAGAGACATTATTGACAGATTTAAGAAACAACCATGCGAGGATATAGACAATGCATGATTTAGAGCTAGAAGAAAGCATGGGCAAACGATATGACATACTTTATTATGCTATAATCCTTACTTGCAAGAAATGTAATAATTATTCAAAAGCAGCCATCGAGAACTCCAAAGGATTGACCTTGCAGGAGTGCAGAGAAGCATATGGCGACACGATAATGGCTGATTTATCTAGTAAATTTGATAGGTTAAAGTGTGCAATATCGGAGCATAGCGCAGCCGGGTAGCGTACTCGCTTTGGAAGCGATTGGTCGAAGGTTCAAATCCTTCTGCTCCGACCATCTTTATTAATAGCGTACCTTTATATTAAAGGTGATTAACCCTTAACTTTTTTTAAATTAGGATTCTTTTTCTTAGCGCCTGCACTAGCATTCCGACTCGCAGATGCCAGTATGGCACCTGCGTTTTTCATGGGTATGTGTTCTTTTTCGGCAATTGATTTTTGTGCAGTTTTAAAACCCATACCTTTTTTTGCTTTCATTTCAACCCTTAATTATTTACTATGGGGAGTTCAGGATAATTTCTCTCTTGAAGACACTTCAGTAAAGATTCAACTTCTTGAATGGCACCTTTAATCATATTGAGGTTAGATAAATTTTGCTGCAGGCAGTTGTTCTGCACATCAAATGCATTTCTCAATTCTTCTAACCTTTTTGTCATTATTTCAATCATTCTGCTGTATCTCTCTCTTATGAAGGATTGATAATTATATATGATAACTCGGTATCTGCGCCAGGGTCGCCAGTAAATGTTACTGTCAGGGTGCCAGCAACCGTGCAAGCCGCATTTGATGTGCTAACTGGGTTGCTACTTGAAAATTGATGAACAAGAATGGTTGAGTCAGGTCTTACCGCCGGGACAGAATACGTATTAAGGGTCGAACCACCCGCCCATAAAGGAGTGCGTCCGAAATAAAGTTTGGCATTTGATGCGCCAGGAGCAAGAACAAAAGCTGCAGATGCCACGCCTGGGTCTGGAATAGTAATCGTGCTAGCTTGACCCATTGCCGCATTTGTCACTACAGTGTTGGTATTGCCGATATTAGGAGTGGCCAATACTTGTAAGCTACCTTTTGAAGCAGTTACCGGATAAGCAATCATGCCACCTTGCCAGCCACCAGCGATATTTCCAGTGGTTATATGCCCTACCGCAATTTGGAATCCTCCACCATTGATTACTTGAACGCCAGTACTGTTTGACAAAATGAAACGAGCAGCTGAAGCACCTGGGTCGGGAATCGTTAAGGTAGTTGCTTGGCCAAACGAAATGTTATTAAGAGTAATTCCATAATTGCCAGCATTTGCGATAGCTTGTATATTAATAAAGCCCGTATCTGCAGTTGCGGGATAGGAATAGAAACCGCCCGCCGTGCCACTTAAGCCTGCTTGAATAGAGCCAGCATTTATGGACGTACCAGCATTTTGCTTAATTTTGCCCGTGGTTCCGTCAAATACCGCAAAGTAGTTATTTGTCACAGGTAAAGTTACATCGCCTGGGCTGACGTATTGAACCAATGTCAGTATGCCAGCAGAAGACGTCACTAGAAATTCCCCATAAGTACCTACGCCGGTAGCCGCATTAAAGCTATAAAGCATGTCTACAATATCGGTAGGGGTTGGCTTTGTTGTTAAGGGCTGATTATTTAACCATCCGGCAGCCGTCACTACGTTCAAGGCGTCACTAGTAACGATTTGAATTCGTTGTGGTTTAACGCCAACCTGACCGGTAAACCCAATATTAAAGTAACTTGTCATTTTAATAAACTCCTAATAATTTATTACATTTTTACACAAAGAAACACTCAAATCAATTTTAATTAATAAATTAATTATTTAAACCCTTGTCATTTTTATCTGTTTTTATTAGATTAGGCTCTTTTGTAAAGCGAGCTTCCGCGCCGCCAAAAAAGTGACCCATGACAAATGATACCCAACTAATTAATGTATCCATTAGCATATCAACGCTCGGCCTTGTGGTTGCATCAATGTCGTGAGCAAATAGCACATACATACCAAATGATAAAAAGCACATAATAATAATGAAAATTGCTAATGCTTCTTTAAACCATTTTTTTGCAAATTTACTTTTATTTTTACATCCACTTGACATCTAAGACACCTTAAGGAAATTTACCTAAAAAGAAGAAATTACCGACTGTAAATTGCTGGCATTCCCACTATTATCGACAATATCAACTCCACCATTCGTAGAGTGGAAAAATCCAATTTGATTATTTTGGACACCTGGTTCAAGTGTTAATGTGCCATTTATAAGACCACACCCAATCAATACAGAATTATTAGTGTTGATGCTAATATCGATATTGTTAAAGAGAGCATTTGTCAGCCGAGAAGCCCCCGTTAACGCAAAATCATAAACACTAAAGCCACAGTCTGTCGAAATAATAGCCACATTAGTGCCTGTGCTTATAATATTAATATTTGTTAAGTCATTTAGAATAACGATAGCATTATTTGCTATATCCAATCCACACCCACCGCTACTATTAAGCCCAGATGATATAATTACTTTTTGAATAACGCTCATATATAAATCAGTTGTTAAATTTAAAGAATTAATTTCAATTAATTCAGCAGCAATTGTAGGGGTAGATGAGTCAAATGTACCTTGTGCTTGTAATTTATCAGCATTTATTAATCCGCTAATAATAACAAATGCACACGATGAGCCACCCCCTGTAATATTTAATGCTCCATTCACATATACGCTGCATTGGTTTCCATAAATACCAGATGCTATATTATTTCTTGTCGTCCAGGCATGGTTTCCTATAAATCTTATGATAGATGCATTTGTTCCACCATCTTTGTATAAATAAGAGTTAACCCCGACTGTGCTTTGATTTACAATATTTATCTGCCCTATAAATGTCAGTGAAGGCGCGCCAGTTGAGCTGTTATTTTTAAACCAACTGTTATTAGAGGTGAAATTGTAATATAAATAAGCAAAAGGAGATTCGATGGTTACGCTTAATGTCAATGAGTTATCTATCGTAAAGATATTGTAATTATCGGTTTCCCATTGGAACGAATGAGGAATATAAATGTAAACCGATGCATTATAATTTGAGCCAGTAGGCCACGTAAAGCTCGATACCTCTGTAATAGACGTCAAAAATACAAGTCTAACATTAATATTTGTCGTAGTAGTAATGAGAGCAGTCAAAGCGGAAGCGACCGTTAAATAATCGCCCCCAGTTCCAATCGTTGCCGTAAACCAGCTTGCTCCGCCACCTGAATCAGCATTAAAAGTTAAAGTTGAGGTTGGTTCATCATAGTCAATGGATGTCATATTTGTGCCAGCGACAAAACTCATTGGCTTAGGTACAGAGCCAGTTACGCCACCAAGTACTTGACCATCCGTTAAGTTTGAGGGGGTATTACCAATAATTTGAGCATGGCCACTATTATCAATGATAGTAACATTCGTACAGTTACTTATAGTTACTACACCTGCCGAAGCGCCCACAGTTATGGTAGTAAGGCCAGCATCTCCACTAGCGGCATTTATAATACAATCACCTGAATCAATATTAATTGCCGTGGGTAACGCACCACCGATAATGGAATAAACAGGGGCGTTTGTTCCCGTTCCTAAGGTAATGGGGGCAGTAAATTCACAACTATTAAATGTTATTAATCTTGTTGCAGTAGCAGCGCTATCATCAATCGATTTGATATGGCATTGATCGAGACTTGCCATAGTGTTGTCTTGAAGTATCAAAGCTAATGAACCTACATTATTTATATCAATTTCAGCATTTTCAAGGGCTGTAACATTAAAACCTGATAAATAAGCAAACCCATTTTCAAAGCGTGAAAGGTTGCCCAATGAAATATTAATATCATTATTGGCCACACATATCACATTACCTAATAAACCAGCGCTTAAACTAATCTGGGGAACTGAAGTATCATAAGTTCCTACCATTACAATCCTGCTCAATAATGCAGCAGATGTGCTGGTTAATGCATTTCCACAACTTGTGCCATTACCAATAAAGGTAATATTCGAGCCTTGCATTGTTGAAACATAAATGCCGGACTTGTTTGTATTTGGCAATGAATAATTTAAATTTGAAATATTTACATTTTGACTTGGAGAAGTCGCATATACCATATAGGAATCAACATCTGCACTCGTAGAATCATTTACCTGTAAATTATTGATTATTAAACCAGGGGTGGTGGACGCCACAGCATCAAACAATGGGCTATCTGTTGTTCTGGCATAATTGATGGTAGAAAGATTGCCATTAATCAAAAATGTAGTATTGGTCGTACCATAATTAAATATACTATAATCACCAATATTTAAGCTATATTCTGGCTTTAAAATTAACATCACTGCATTATCAAATGTAAATGTGTAATTTTGTACCTCTGTTACATCTGATATTTCATTAAACTGATAAAACCCATTAGATGTTATAACAGAAGAAAAAGCTTCTCCAAAAGAGGTATATTGTGCTGATGTACCTACATTTACGCCGCTTATTAATGGTAAGTCAGCTGTATAAGCAATTTCTTGCATAGCGCTTCCATCATAATAATTGGGTCGCGCTGTAGTTGTATTCGCTACTAAATCACCTTGAAAAGGAGTGCCTAATGCATCAATCTGCGTTTGAGTTAAACTTTGTAACTCTAGGCCAGCTTGGGTTGTATCGCTAAATCCAAGACCGCCAACCGTTAGAAAGCTTTTTATATTATCATATACAAAATTGGCGTCATATAATTGCCTTTGGTTGTTTGCTCCGCCTTGGCAAAAAGGAACCATTCCAGGAGTCGGGCTAGCTGTAGCAGAATTTAATAAAACAGCACCCCCAAAAAAATATCTATCATCAGTTGCCCCATATGGCAAGCGACCAAGATACAATTTATCTGTTGATTCAATGGTAGTTGCTTGTGTTGGAATCTGGTTTATATTAGTACCCATCTTTAATTAACTCCTAGTAGGTCAAATTGATCGCCGTTTAGCAAAAGAAAGTTATCGCCGCTCAGTAATAAAAAGTCATCCTGAATTGGCACATCTGCTGTTGTAGGGCTGTTTGTTTGATTAAATGAATTAACCGTCAATGGATTAATTGTTACTTTATCACCAAATGGTTTTGTAATCATGATTAATTCCCAAAAGGCAATATGACGTAAAACACTACCCCAACATAAGCCCCATTAGTATCAGGGGTTAATAAGCTAATGACTTGACCAGCTTTGAGTTGACGACCAATCGGGTTAAGCTCTGAATCTACTGCGCTCATAGTGCCACTAAAAGCTGTCGCCGTATCATCATAGGCAACAAACACATGCGCGCCAGGAGTGTAAGTAAAAATAGCAATGTAATTGCTATAATCACTCGGAACTGTGACGGTTTGCGCAACATTTTGTGTTAATAATGCACCATATTTTACAGTAGATGGCATAACGCCAAAGCCATTATTACCGGCTACATCTCTTGTCATGTTGAATATTGTTGTTGTCATTTTATACCCCTGTTAATATTTTATTGTGAATAATACTGAATAATTAAATGGTCTTGTTTCATTTCCGCCCGAATAAGTAGTATTGGTTTCGGTAAAGTTAATAACTGGCAGACCACTATTCGATTCTACAGGCACAGATTCAACTGGGCCTGCACTAATAAAATTAGTTATAGGTGAATCCGATTTGTCATACATATGAAAATGTTGTTGCATTTGATAATATTGATAAGACGCCAATGTGCTGGTACTAAAAGGAGCATTATCAGTTAAGCCAAAGCGCTCAAGAGTGCCTGGGTCGTCTGGGAGGCCAGCCGCTCCGTTGTTCCATCCGCGCAAGGTTGCTGCTGTTAAATTAGGCGTTGCAAATACATGACGATTGATAGCCAATCGAGTGGCCTGTGCAACTTGAGCCGCTGTTTCTGTGCCTGATAATGTCACTTTTATATCAAAGTCTACTACTGGAGAAGAACCACTCCCGCCTACTTCATACCATACCGTCCATTGATAACTTGGATAGGTATTAAATGTAAAGTAGGCTCCCGCAGGAATAGAAGATGCAGCCACCGTCACAATATTTGTAGTTTGAAAGCCTGCAATAGCTTCCCTTATTAAGTTAGTTACATCCTGTGTAGTATAGGAAGATAAAATAGGTACCAAAATTCCTGTACCACCTGGCGTTGGGTTGGCTCCAACGCCATTCACGGTAAACCAGACATAAAAACTACCAATTGTTGGAATGTCAAAGGTGAAATAAGTGCCGGCAGCTGGTAAAGCATTAACATCCACGCTAAACATAGAGCGAATAGAAGGAGCATTTAATAGTTGAGCAACAATAAATCCGGATGTTCCTGCATTAGCAGCCGTAGCCACTCCTGATGGGCTACTTATTACATAAAGTGTGTGCGCATTTTTTATAACGTATGCAAATGCTTCATAAGCCGTTGACCCTGTAAAAAGCGTCGTAATAGTAAATGTAGGCGAAATAACTCCGTTTGCACTCACCGTTTGCGCTCCAGGTACATTTGTCGTAATTCTTAATGCATTTGTAACTCCGGCATATAAATAACTCATTACAAAATCTGGACCTGTTCCGGTAACGCATTCGCCCGTAGCTTCATTAAACAACTTAGCTTGAAGTCGTGCGTAAGGAATACCTAATGGTGAATAAGCCGCAGTTGGATAAGAATCGCCGGTACAGGTCAAGCTATTTCCTGTGGTACTTATGGGAGTGAAAGCGCCCATTTCATCAGTAAAATCAGCAATATAATTCACAATAGGTGTAATCTCACCGATTTGCGAATGATCGAACTGCATTCCTTTTGGTGTCAATACCAACGGTAAATATAAATCAGACCCATCAGGGTTAGGAATTGGCATCCATCCAGCGACGCCACGTGCCTTCATGTCGGCATCAGTTTGAACCGGAAAGAAATCAGGCTGTACAGTGCCAATAAGCTGTGAATAGTCTGTTGTTTGAATATTAAAGCTACCTGCTGGACCTCTTAAGGCAATCCCAACATAATCATCATTGTTTGTTCCCAAGTTTCCAGCTGCAACAGGAATTGAACCTATGTTTAATGAATAGACTGCATAAGCCGGAGTTATTACGAACGTACCGATGCTGGTGTCAACTTGCGAAGAGGGAGAACCACCCGTACCATAATTTCTAATTAACCTTACATCAAAAGTATACGTATTTGAATCATTACTTTGTGCAGAAACCGTAAATGTATAAGCTTGAGAGCCTGGCGGATTACCACTGGAAAATTGATTAATGCCAGGCCATTGCCACATGATGTCGCGTACTTGATCGCTTGAACTAAACGATATGCAATTAAAATTAAAGGCATAGCGAGGAAAATCATCAAGGCCAGATACACCGCCAGTAATTCGCGTAAATGTATTATCAAAAACGGACGCCCCACCGTGCGTACGCCTAAACGAAAAGCCACCTTGAGCATAATAATAAATATCTGTATTCGTCGCGGTATCTTCTATTACAGGGGGTGAGTCAGTATGCGTAATAAATTGACCATTGGGAATAAAGTTTCTAAAGCCTTCATTATCTAAGTTGCCGCTAGATGTAACATTGGGCCACCCTTCGCGTGTAAATTGATCCACTTCGTCCATATTTTGAACGGTAATATAATATAGTTCAATGGTGCCGTCACTATCATCAGGGGTGCCTTGATATGGGAAATAATAAGGAACAATGTTGTTGCCACTTTCGTCTTGAAAGGTACCCACACCAGATAATATAGAAGGATTGGGAAGTGCTGAATAGGTATAATTAGGTGGTGAACCTGTAAGCTGATAAACAGGTTTTTTTGTAATTCTGTTGATATCTGAATAAAACGTTACAATACCAGCAGCTAATGGCGCCCCACTGTCCTTATCTACAAAATAACTTTCCAAATCGCTTGTGACTATAAATCGCGGGTCTAGTGTCATTATCGTGCTCCTGGTTGATTGGTTAATGCTTGCATTAAAGTATTTGCCAACATCCTATTCCTTGGTGTGTTAATTTTAACCTTATTTTGTACCATTGCATTAACTAAATTATTTCTTATTTTTTCTGACGTAAGTGCTTTAGCTATTGGCCGTGAAGCAAGTCCTGGAGCTATTAGGCCAGTCGTTGCCCCCAATATAGCGCCTGGGATGCCGCCTATTGCTGAGCCAATACTTGCCCCGCTTGACATTAAAGAAAGTGGCGCCAAAAATTTATTACGAGCTCCGGTAGGAGGGTTGAACATGGCATTTAAGGGTTCTTTGTTTTTTTGCACCAATCCACTATAGTTATCTATTGACTTTCTTAAATTATCATCTGATACTAAAACCCTTTTTTGCTCTTCACCTAAAGCGTTATGTAAAGATGCAAATTTTTGGGGATTGAATTCCCCGTTTTTAACCGCCCTGGAGTAATACGCGAATGGAACAACACGTGATTGATTTTCTGGCAGTTTTTCCATTAATTGTTTTAGTAGCCTACCTCTGTCAGAAACGGAAGTAGTTTTTATAAAACTATTTAATAATAAATCTGGATCGCCACCTTGACGGGTGTATTTCATTATTTCAGCCGTTTCAAACGGAGCTACGCTTGTTGCATAGAATTTGTGCGCAGAATCTCTTAATTGCTTTAATTTATCATTACCGGAATTATTTATTGATTCGTTTATGTCCGATTGTATTGCGCCTTGCAAATCTTTATGAATCCCGTACTCATAATTATTGCCATTTTCAAAAGCGGATTGCGCACTATCGCCCATCATCCCTCGAAGAATATCGGCATTTTTTAACGTCTTTTTATCGGCATTTCCAGCAGCATAATGTTGCAAATCGGCTAAAATTGCAGGCGAAACCTTTCGGGCTAAATCTGGATCGCTTTGAATTTCAGTTAACCTATCGGCGGCAGTTTGCTGTAGATTATTATTACTAATAGTTAAGCCACTTTTTTCAGCTTCCGTGTTAAGTTCATTATATTTTTGCCGTTTTTGTTGTTGAACTGATTTTAAGGCGGTCCCTAATGCGCTTTGTAATGTTGCGGGGATGTCTTCAGGTTGTTGGGTATCTCCCAACATTTTTTTAAGTAAATCAGCGCCTTTATCATTAACTTGCTGCGCTGTTTTCTGCATAGTTTCATTTGCATTAGAAAATGGCAAAGATGGAAGCGTGTTTTCCATTGTATCTTTTAGGAATTTATTGTGAATAACATCACCAAGCCCCGTTGTGGTACCAGCAGTTTGTTGCAAATTTGAGCTTAATTGCTCTGGTGATAAATTACCTCTAAATATAGAGCTTGGTCTTAAAGCTTCAGCGCCTTTTAAAACGCTTAATGGTAATGCGCTAGTTAACAAGCCCTCCGTTAAGCCTGATACCTCATTACCTTTCGGGGCATTTGCCGCGCTTGACAAAGAAGCAGCTAACAATTGACCTAAAATAGATTCACCTCCAGTAAGAGCCAACGGAGCAAATGAACCAAAACCGCGCGCTATTTGATTGGAAAGACCGGACTTGCCAGAGCCCACTGGGGCGGCAAAATTGGATACATCAGGGGCGGCAAGTTGGGTGCCAAGCGCTTTATTAACGCCAGCCGTCAAACCCTTATTCAGGAGCGCCCCTAAATTAATTGTACCTTGAAGCGCGCCTTGTGTGACGTCTCTTGCTAAATCAACGGGATGTGATAAAGCTTGCGCCGTTGATTTAGCTGTATCAACAGGATGAACAATAGCATTAATTGCGCCAGCGCCCATACCGATTAAGTCTTGAGCCGTATTCCCAATACCTTGGCCTATTTGATTAACTATGCCGTTTTGAGGCTGTGTAGACACCTGCGTCTGCATCCCCAATTTTTTATTAAAATCTTCTCGACTCATCGCCGTAGAATAGAATTTATTGTACAGCTTATCCGCCAGCACATCATCTGGTATATCTTTATAGGCTGGATACTGCTGTTTAAATTCTTGTATATTCATTACAGCATTCCTAATGGGTCATTTGAAGTGCTCTTGCTGGAGGCAGAATTACGACCCCCTTGCAATTGCGCTTGTGTTTGAGTAACCGATTGAGAAATAGTTTTGCCGATATCTTTATATAGATTTTCCAAGTACTGAAATTGTTGTTTAGCCAGTGTCGGATTACTATCATACGCAATAGGATTAAGCTGCTGAATGGCCATGATTTTTTGCTGGTCAGTCGAGTTAGCGCCACCGGTACGTAATATTTCACTTGCCAAAGCGGGGATAGTTTGACGTGTAAATTGTAAATATGCCTGATAATCAGGACTGACCGTACCCGCTGCCGCGGCTGCTTTATCAGCCTGCAATTTTGCTTGACCCCCTACGCCAGCATATTTAAATGCCGATGGCACTAATTTGTCAGCACTGTTAAATGCTGTATCAAGTGTGGCGGCATAACGTTGCTGATTAGCGCCTTGCGATGTGTTCGTATGCAAGTTAATAATGTCAGCCATATCGGTAATTGCTTTGCTGGGTTGCGGCAGTTGGCTACCATCCGGCAATGTTGTCGAACCACCCAAATAAGCGTTGGTTGCTTGAACAATCTTTGATGGGTCATTTGCCCACTCAGGGTGTTCGGCAATAATTTGCTGCTTAAGCATGTTAAATCGCTGAGCGTCAACACCTTTATTCGCTCCGCCGCTTTGATAATAATTGCTCATTGCGCCTTTTTGCGCAATATCTGCTTGCTGCTGCTGAGGTAAGAATTGATTAAGTATTTTTTGTGCTAAAGCATTTTGAATCATATTCTGTGTCGAGGCATTTTGCTGTGCTATTTGTGCTTTGGCTTCTGGCGCAAACCATTCATTTGCTAAATTACTACGCTGTAAATCAGCCGCTGCTTGTGGACCCGCATAGGGCAACGTTGCCTGTGAGCGTTGATTCGCTAACTGCGCTTGTTGTAGTTGCGCTGCGGCTTGTGGACCAACATAGGGTAATCTAGCCTTATTTGCTCTAGCAGCCTGCATTTGTAAATGCATAGCAATACCATTCGCCAATCCCGCAAGCGTTGGGTTAGCCTGAGATTGATTTAATATTGGAAAGTTTCCTTGCCCTATATCAATTGCCATTTATAATAACCCCAATATGCCACCCACAATGCCGCCATTATGCTGATTTTGATTCGCTTGACCTGCATACGCTAAATTAGCTTGAGCCATTAATGTTTGAGCCAAAACACTAGCCAAATCACTCGCTGAAGTCTGCCCCATATGTGCAACATCTTCCACACCATGGAGACCTTCATTATACAACCCTTGAGCACCTTTTACACCACCGCCAAACAGTTTTAATGCGTGATTTAAATAATTGTAGAAATCTTGATTAGCTAACTGGTTTGCTATGTAAGCAGATTGCTGTTCATCTTGTGGCGTGCCAGCATAACCACCCGCATCGGCTCGATTAGCTTCAGCCCCTTCGCTTTGCTCAACCTGAAATTGATAGCCTGGGCTTTCTTGATAGCCTGCGCCAATTTGATTCATCACGCCAGCGGGGTTTGTAATTAGGCTGTTATATTGGTCTTGAAGCTGCCCATAATTGCTCAATAATCCGGCATATTGATTATTTAAGGCTCCTAATGATTTTTGACCCGCCGTGACATAAGGCTGTAATACAGGCGTTACTTGACCAGGTATCTGACTTACATATTTTTGAGCTGAATTCGATGGGTTGCTGTAAAATGCCATTTCATTCTCCTATAAATTGGGTATGGCATGAAAAATACCATCTTGTAATTTAATAAAAAGCTGACCATTTGGGGCGCCAGAGCTCCCGCCATTAACTGCGCTTGAGTCAAAAATCAATGTTCCCGCGGGAATTTTTGGACTATTTTGCAAGATGGCAATATTCGCTGTATCTTGAGAAGGAACAACGAACCCTTCATCGCTTAAAGCTTGCTGCATTAATATTTGCTGCTGTTGAAAGTAATTCGCCCATGTATCAGTCCATTCTCCCGTATCTTTATCAACAGGTGGCTCAATAGGAAGCAAAACAATATTCATTGATATACCCCCGCCACGCCATTTGAACAAACAAAAGGACCATTTAGACCATGAAATCGATATTGATGCACCAAATCATTCATTGAGCCTAGCGAGTACCACATTAAACGATTTCTACGCAAACCTTGAGGTCGCATTCTTTGCGCCACGTTACTGCCATAATTTACGCCGCCATCAGTTGATAGCGACAAATCAACGCGAGGAATGTTGTCATTTGCAGGCAGCGTATAAGGGAAAGAGCCTGATTGAATGGTAAAGCCACTGTACCCTACGACGAATCTTGATTGGTCTGGAAATTGGATATTTGGCAAAATCCTAATCATAGGAATTTCTTTAATATCTCCATCACCATAATCATAATTAAAGTAATTACTTTTTAACTGATAAAGGTTTCCGTCACGCAAACTAACAAAATAATATTGATCATTGAAAAACGCTACACGCTTAACAATGAATGCATTCATGTTTTCATCGCATAAAGTAAAAAATCTCTTTGTATTAAAATCGTATAAATAGGTTAAATTATCAGCAACCCATGTCACGATGTAACATAAATGACCGCTCAATCTTACCATGAATGCATAGCAATTCGTTGGCTCCGTTAGCTCAGCCAGTTTATAATCAATGCCATCAGTTGATATTTTGTCTACGCCAGAGCCACCAGTAAACATAATCGCTGGGCCTGCCTGTTCATTAATACCTACCCAGCATACGAAATCTTGAATACCTGCTAATGTAGCTGGATTAATCAAGCCATAATCGATGTTAACTGATTGGTTTCGCTGATAAGGAAAGAGCGTCGCGCCCGTATCTTGGAATAACTCGCTGACAGTTTCGCCAAATACCAGCAGCATATTTCCCTTCCCAGGGAAGCGAAGGACGCCCTTAAATAGGGTTGGTTTCGTTTCGATTGCGCCAACATGCTGCGCGTCAAATGGCCATATCTTACCGTCAGTATCAAGTGATAAACGCCATGCATTTGTTTTTATATCGCCAGTGATAAATCGACCATTTTGAAAGGTGATATATCCTGGTGTAAATCCAAGCGTGGTAGCTGTTATAGTATCAAAGTCATTTGTAATAGTATTGTAACAATATAAATTTTCACTATCGCTAAAAATCACTTGGTCAATATTGTTTTCTGCAATATAAACATCGCCAACAAATGTTTGCAACGTTCCAATAATATTGCGTGAGCCTGATGAGTCGTAAGAATAAGCATCATTATCGATGACCATATAGATTTTGTTAAATTTCGTGCTGGTTAATATTCCGCGCCCCTGACCTTGTGGACTAATTTTGTTTATCATTTGATAGCCGCCAAATGGCACAAGCCAATCATCAGATATAATCATATTAAACGTTTGTTCAGACGACATCTTGGGAAATCGTCCAAATTTAGTGCTTCCGACAATCTCCAAAGGAATGTCTTGGTATTTTATTCCACCTGTTTTAGTTGACATCAGAATGGCACCCATCCTTTACCAAGGTTAATTTGCTGCCAATTTATCGAGTTCTTATTACTGATTAAGCTGGCCTTTTTGGTGGTTAAGTCGGGCGGTGAAACCCATGTTAAATTTTTCTCCATTACTTGGATCATTTTTTCTTTGTCAGGTGAAAATTGCACGTTAAATTCTTGTGCTATATATCTTGCTAATGCATAACGTAAATATTCTATATAAAAACCATCATACGCCGTACTTAAATCAGTGGTTAAAGTGACGTCAGTTAAGGCATATTTACCGGACAGCTTTGCAATGTAATTAGAGTCCGGCAAAAAATAAACATAGATGCGTATGCCGCCTTTTTCTCTTTCTGTGTGCCAGCTAAATGGCAGTGACGTGATGTTGTCTACACGACCAAACCCAAAATATTGATTGCGGGATACTTCATTCATAGGATATCGAACAACGCCCATATTGAATGTCAAATTTTCAATTTGATATAAATTTTCAATAAAATATTCTTCTTGTCCATAGACAAGTGGGAATTCTGTTCGTTTAAAGTACGGTATAAGCGTTGTTTGAGTTGCTTTAAAATCCAGCAACGCATTTAACAAGAACAATCCATCGGCTATTTGCGAGCCTGAGACCGTTTGAAACTCTCGGGCAACGACGCCCGATAAGTAATATGCCCTTGTTATTAAAAGCGTTGCTGAATAAGCCATTACAACCTCTTAGATATCGTACTGGAAGCCACCCACATATAACGCGACTGCGTCACCTGAATTAGCAACTTTATATTCAATCGCAGGTGATAACACAGATGAAATGGTCGCATTTCGTGCTAAAACCGTGTCAACTGAAGTAACTACAACCGATGTAACTTGGCCTGTAATTTGAATAGCGTTACCTGTTGCACCAGCAGGAGACAAATTCAAGGTTCTACTTGCCGCACCTGGGGTAAATGCTGAATAAATCGAAACAGGCGTATTATTGATTAATGGTACCCAGTTCGTTAAATTGACATTAGTGTAACTGGTTGCATTGCCTGCACTAACCGCAGTTGCTTGTGGCGCATCAAATGACATGTTACGGCTATTGCGGTTACCTGACCAGTAAGCAGGCAAAAATTGCGCTGATGAGTTGGTTACAATGAAGCCAATATGTCTATAGGCTAAATAGTTGTAGGGCATTACGGGGCCAGCAGAGGGCGCTGCTAAAGAAATCATTGCAGAGGTGGTGTAATCAGCCGCTAATAAAATGTAAACATAATACACTTTATTGTTGCCCAATGTACCCACATCGATACCGCCCGCGCCAACAACTGCAGCATTAACAGTAGTTGTCACATCAGCCGGTAAGCCTGGATTTGCGCCCAAAAAATTACCTAAGTTGATGTCATAAGTATTTGTTTGGTCGCGAGCCAAACCAGCCGTAATATCTAGCTTGGTATTAGGGGTGGTTGCATTGTTAGAAATTAACAAACCGTTTGCGTTTAAGTAAGTTGCATTGATAATCGGCACATAAGTTTCGTTAGTCATCTTTGTAATTCCTGTGTAAGTGATTTAAAAAGGAGCCAATTAAGGCTCCTTTGGTCTCAGTCTAAGTTAAAGGGAATATGAGGCGCATACAGTTTTCAGGTACTAACGTCGAGCCCCAAATATTGTCACGAACATAAGAGCGTACGTTTTGACCGAAGAGCGAACCCCAATAGTGCCGAACTGTGACGCCTGAATCAGGGTCAACCGTTTGCACAGACGGATAAGGTTCATAATCCGGCAGTTTTGGCATAGCTAAGTACCAAGTGTCACCCGACCAGATGACACCAGCTCGGTGGCTTGGCACCACAGTTGCGGTCATGCCAGCAGTAATCGCCTTGTTAATATTTTGATTTTGCGTTGGTGCAGAAACCAAACCAATGTTAGTAACAGTGCGCACATTAACCGTAACCGTACCGGCTGTACTAATGGCATCTTGAGTAACCACTAATTGCACTGGCAAGGATGTCTGAATATGGCCAATAAAAGTTAATAATTTAAAGGTTGGATCGTCAAACTGCAGCATATCACCAGCGCGAAAAGCCGTAGCACTGGAGCTACTTGTAGGCTCAGTGAATGTAATAGCGGTAATGTTATTGCCGGTTGGGTCATTTGTTGAAACGACGGTAACAACATTATTAGGTGCCGCAGCATCACCAATCGTGCCAGAGATATGGACAGGTAATAAATTGGATTGATACCAATCACAATTGCTAAACTTGCCTAATTCCCAACTGTTTGCCAATTCGTTGTTACGACTCATGGCAAATTGATTAAGGCCGGTATTCACAATCGCTGGGATAACTTCCATTGGTAAAATGGCTCGCGTCATGCCCATGTCCGCACCGTATGCACGGAAATTAGCCAGCGCCTGCGCTAATTGTGAAAAGCTGTTAATTTGAGTAATGCCATTCCCGAAAAAGCGGAATGGGCCAGTGTTTTGAATCAAAGAGCCGAAATTATTTGCCTCGGGGTCATTTACGCGTAATTCAGAAATAACGCTTTTTAAGATATCAGCTTCAATTTTCGTGCCCAATTCTTTTACAGCAGACATGCCGAAACGGCTCATATAATCTTCAACATTGAAGATAAATTGTTGGTCGGTGTACGCGCTTGAAACGTTTTCAGCTTGCGAACAAACTAACGTTTGTGGACGTTGCACGGATGGTTGTTGAGTAATAACAAGACCAGGACGGCTTGTGAAGCGAGGCGCCAAGTCAAATGTTACAGTGTCACCCAGATTTGCAGTTAAGTTATTAAAATCTTTAAACTTTTTGTTCGATAACGCGATAGCGGCAAACGAGTTTTGCAAAAATGCCAACTCTGCCATTTGGAATGTTTGTACATTCTGTAGAATATTGCTCGGGATACTAGCCATAATAAACTCCGTAGATAAATAAAATTTAATCTAGGTAATGGCTGTATCCGAAAGAAAATTAGCCTCTAAATTGGCTCTTAAAATCTCTTACAGTCATTCTGCCATCACCCGCGCTTAAGTGTGATGGTTTCATTTGACTTAGAGGGGCTGGGGCTATCTCTTGCTTTTTCGCCGCTTCATTAGTTTTGATTGAATTAGATAAGCCGCTCAAGGCTTTTTTGGCTAACCCAATCTTACCGGCACTAGCAAGCATAAGTACATTAGAGAACTTAGCTGGATTTTTGGCGATATCTTTAATAACTGCTGCCGTATTATCCAGTTCATTGACTAAAAGTACTAGCTCAGGGTGTTCCTCGATATTTAAATCACTGTATAACTCGGCAAATTCAGGGTCACTATTCATTGCTTCATTGATTTTGCCTGTGTAGCTTTTGGCAATTGAATTAGCTTTATCAATATGAGCTAATTTAGCTGCTTCTTGCTGAATAATTTGTCTGAGCTGCGCTTCACTTAAGCCTGCTTGTCCGGTTTGCTGCTCGTAAGATAGAGGCTGTGGAGTAGCTTGCTGGGCTTGAGCTTTTAATCTCTCTTGCTGTGCCGCTTGCTCTTTGAGTCTCGCGCTTACAATTCTATTAACTTGCGACTGTGGAATTAATTTCTCAGTCACCGGGGCGCTTTCAGTTACCGCCGCTTCATTCGTTGATTCAGTGCTTACACTTGCATCATCTGCTTGAAAAGCGTCTATTGAATCCGATGTTACATCATTATTTAAATCTGTCATTCGAAACCTCCAGCTATTTCCCCGCTACGGTAATGCCTTGTTACACAAGTTGTGCCATTATTAACCCGATGACTCGGTAATCCTATTTAGAGCATAGTTGCTATATGTTGATATATTATATGCATATTTTAAATAAATCAACTATTTATTTATTTTAACTTAAATTTTCCTGCGCCTCATCTTGTGAGGGCTGAGCCATCTCGATAATATCTTTTAAATGTCGGTGCTCTTGGTCTTGTTGATTGAGCATTGATTCATGCACTATCGATGCCATCTCCACTTTTGTACGGCCTTCCTCCGCTTGTACTTTTGATGCGTCAAGCAGTAATTTGTTTCTATTTTCTCCAATAGCTGCCAATACTTTCAAGCGGTCTGTATCGGCGTCTTGCTGGGCTGTTTCTTGCTGCTTTGCTTTTATTGCGGTGTTGTAAGAGCTTTCTTGTATTTTGCTTTGAGCCAAAGCCGCGTTTGTTTGCGCATCCACCATAGTTGCTTGCGCACGGGTATTGGCTGCCTGTGCGTTAAGCTCTTCAGGGCTTGGCTGTTGGTTTTGTTGTTGTTGCTCCATCCACTTTTGCGCCATATCTTTTAGTATGTCAACGCCCCGGAATTCGAGATTATCTAACAAGACAGGCAAGCCCACGCTGTTCATAAATGCAGCAAATTCTTGTGACACACTCATTAAAGCAGTAATTTGCTGTATAGCTCGATTCTTGGCAACCGAAAAGCTTACACCCGCCTCAACGCGAACATTTAAATCACATGAGTCATAATCAATCTTGGGGCCATTTTCCCCGTTAATTTCGACAAATGCAGATTGGCCGTCTTTAGTAACAATCGGAATAGTGCGGGGCGTTTTGTATATCTTTGGTATCATGTCAAGGCACCATTGCGCTACATCGTTTAATGCATGCATGTAATTTACTACATATGGCATTGCCGCTGCATTAGACTGTGTAGCGCCCTCCGTGATAGCAACCCCTGATAATTGTGTTTGCTGAATACCTAACTGTGCATCATAGCTTCCCAGTATATTTTGAAGCATTTGCATGCAGTTGTTAAATACATTAGTGACCTCGTTAGGTAATGGTACGCGCTGCACAGGCTGAATGGGTGGCAATTCGGGTTTATCGGGGTCATTATCCATGAAGGCGTTGTAAACCAGCACTTGCGATACTTGAGGATTTATAAGAGCTTCTTTGTATTCCTCTTCCTGCGGTATAGCCTCTTTAGCTACCATAAATTTGTGCATAACCATGTTTTCAAAATCATTACCAATCATTTGTCCAGCTAAATTGGTAAGCTGCTGCAAGCCTTTGGCGTGATAAATATACGGCTTGGTAAACTGCTTAAAGTTGCCATTGCCTTCGTCTTTTATTGTTACAGAATTACCATCAACGAATATAATATTATTGTTTCTATACGGGGTTTCCTCGTAATCTAGTACATCAATTTCATTGATTCGATATCTGCAAATTTTTGTCATCATCGATTTTCGAGTATTTACAATTTCAGGTGGCTGCGCAATCGAATCCCATTTTTCCATTTCCTCGTTATACGCATCTTGTGTAACTGTTCGTCCGTCAGCAAGTTTCAATATAGTCATTTCTGTGCGCTTTTTCTTGTATATATCGCAGACAACTACAAATCGTTTATTCTTACCATCAGTATATGACCACGAAATAGATTGGCCATCTAGCTTAATGAAGCTCATATTTTCGGTTTTTTGACCTGGATATTCAATCTTGAACTCTTCTTCTGGCATCGGGAAGATTTCAAAGTAATAATCAGCATCGCTTTTAGTCACTTTACGCGACATTGGGTCAAAACCGGCAAGCGTGGGTTCAAATATACGCTCAACAATTAAATCTTGTTCAAAGCTCATTTCATTTTTGTATTTAGCGTAGCATTTATACATGCTAAAGCCGCCGGATAATTGGTCACGATATACGCCGTACTGCGTATTATCTTTATTAAGATTGTAAATAATATGCCTTATATGACCATCCAGCACCCCGAGCATCTGCGGGTCAAGCTGCTTGCCATCCTCAGCGCTAACATATATTGATGGCTGCTGTTTGCTCCATTCACCGCATAATCTATCGACTGGCGCATTAACAATATTGAATTCAATGACAGGCTTTTGAAGCGCTTGTAACGTGTCAACGTCTGGTGTATTTAAAGCAGATTGAAATGTAAAGCGCTGGAACGCGTGGAATCGCTGATTATTGGCCTTGAAATAATCGCACGATGCTTCAACGAGTCGCTTAAGGGTCTTAAGCTCACTTTTGTATTTTTTCTGTACCATTTGATAAACTCCGTAATATGAACAAATAATAACATGAATAATAAAAAATACATTACTATTGATAACGTGCTTTTTTAAGTTTATTTACCCGCGTCAGCGTAGACATGATTGTTTTCGATGTGGCCTCGTGGTCAGTTTTCTTTTTCTCATAAGCACTTACGGGGAGAGCGAAAGTTAACAACACCGCATCTGCTTCATCGCTTGAGCGCACCCCCCTTGATTTCATATCTGCTTTAGCTTCAATCAATAATCTACCCTTTGAATCAACTTTGTATTTAGTGCTGCATAAGTCAGAATGCAAGCTATTTAGGTCGGGCAACCTCACCGGTTCATCTTGTAGCCATTCACGCCCAAGCGCCCACATTTCCGCTCGTTTATTCGCAAACCGTTCGGCATCTAAAGCGCGCGTAGCAGAATTAACTGAAGCTACTATATCTCGATGCCCAAGCTCGTAAAGCCTGTCAACCACACTAGCCCCCAAGCCGCCTACGTCTACAAAAACTTTCGTAGGCTGCTCATTAATGATAATGTTGTGCAAAATACCCGCTATTTCCATTGTGTCTTTTTTAACATACGTATCTATCTTCGTCACTACACGCCCCTGACGTCTCGCGATAGCTGTTCTATCATCGCCAAAACGGGCGATGTCGGCGCCAATTAACAATGGCCCATATGGGTTTGCATCAATATTCCTGCGCGCTGACATGACAAGTTCGGGGCTAATAAAAGAGTCCTCCCCAGACATTTGAAATGCCTCTGCTGGATTGTTTGGATATTCTTGCTTGAACGATTTTACGCCGTCCACACCATCAACAGACAGCTCTTGTATCTTTAATCGTCTCCATGCCAACTGATTATTCGTCAAATAATAAAGAGCTTTTAATTCGTCTTCTTCTGACGTTGTTTTAAAGTCTGATGGCGCATCAATAGCATATTCATCCTGCCAAAACCACGGCAAGAACACCGGTATATAATCAGATAAACCAGCCTCAGCCGCTTGCCAAAGCTGATGGAACCAATTACCAACGCCATTAGCAGTTGACTCGATAAAAATCTCGGTATTATCAGTAAGCGGCACAGTTTGAAGTATACCTTTAGCGTGCTCAGATGCGTGCTTGTAGAAGGCCGCTTCAGATGCATGCAAAAACTGAACGGTCTGTGAGCGCCCAGTTGATTTGTTACCTGCCGTACCTAGCTTGTATCCGCTATCAAGCTCGCCAAAAATCAATTCTTTGGAGTTAGATGCTTGCGTGGATGGCCTTAAAATAGCCGGGCAATTCTCATGAAAGCGTTTTGCCATATCAAATAGGTTATTGGTGGCTTCTTCTTCATGCGTAAGGATAAAGGCACGCATACCAAAGCTTTGTGTAACAAGCCAGTAACCACGACCCTCAATGTACGTAGAGCACCCTTGCTGCCTACCTTTTAGAATAATAACACGCACACGCCCGGTCTGTTTCTTTTGCTCTTCAACACGCGCATGAAAGTATTTTTGGGCTTTATTTAAAACAAAAGGCTCAAGGGAGCCTTCTTTTGTGCGAATCTTAAGGCATCGAGAGGCGTAAAAAGGGTAGTCGGAGATAATGTCTTTTACTAAATTTTTAGCTTCATCACTAATTAACGGTTGCATTGCTTTCGTTCTCTGATTGCAGTTCTTTGATTATATCAAGCACAGTATCAACGTCAGATTCGTCTTCGATGTAATTTTTGAGAATAACCGCAAAAATATGCTTGCTTTCATCTAAGGAGCGTGAGCCAAGCTCGCCAAACGATTTATTTATCATCCCCTTTATGAGCCGTCTTGTGTATTTATTTATCATTCTTAAGTTGCCTTAGCACATCTTCATACTTTAATGTCACGACCGTTTCTGTTTTATCACCGTACAGATGCTGTGCTAATTTTATACCAATAAATCGAACATTATCGCTTTCAAGTTTCGCTGCGGCTACAGCGCCCGGGTCAATTTTTTTGTTGCCGTGCTGGTCAATATACGTGTATTCATAAACTTTATTATTAACTTCTTTCAGTTTCTCGCTTGTTAGCTCTGCTTGTGTTCTTTTTGCTACATCATATGCGGCAGAAAACTCTTTATTAATTCGTCTCCATTCAAGCACGGTTTCCTTCGTGGGAAAGTGAGGCCTTTCCGCGCAAATGCGCATTAAAGAATCAAAGTTTTTTGAAACTACTGCGCATATTTCATCCGCCAGTTCTTTACTATACTTAGTCGGTCTACCGCCAGCCATTTTCTACCACCTCAGTTTGAGTTTTTTTTGTATATTTTCGTTTTGCTGGCACATCAAGCGTATCGATATCTTTTGCGGGTACATCAACCTTAATCTCGCCGAGTGACATCGTTTTTATAGATACCTCCCGCATGCCAGACCCTCCGCACACTGCGCACGTATGGGTGCTAGTAAAACCTCCCAGTACCTGCTGCACTTCGCCGTTACTGCAATAGCTGCACCTACAGTCTATTATATTCATTCCCAAGCCCCCTTAAAATAAACTTAAAATAGCTTAACACATTCAAGAAATTTCTCAAAATTTTGTAAGAAATTTCTCTACTTGTTGTAAGTAATATCTCACATAAAAAATAAAAATACGCCACAACCCGCATAAATACTAGCTTTTAATTTTATCTTTTAACGTACTGGAAAATATTTAAAGTTTTAAGTTATTTTAACTTGACATTTAAGTTTTAAAACACTATACTGCAATCATCATGTCAAAACGACTGATAAACACCTTACACAAATGGAGCTTAAAAAATGAACACATTATCATACGACGATATCTCAGAGCTACTTATACTAGATGCAGATGTAAAGCTGGTGCTGCATTGGGAGGGAAGAAACCCAGATGATATTTTAATAGGCTCTCCTTTCGATATTTTAGACAATATCCTGCAGAACGCTCTTCAAGACAAAACTGATGCTGAAGAGTATTTTAATAAATTTGGCTACGCTTGCACGCTTGAGGATTACGAACTGCAGAAAGCTTTTTGTAAAGCGTATAAAACATATAAAGAAGAAGAGGAAATTTAAAAAATGAAATTATCTGAACTCATAGACGCATTAAACCGTATAAAAAATAAAACAGATAAAGACCCATCGGTATTTTTAACAATTAACAACATTCAGCACCCCTTGCAATTTCGCTGCGTTTCTTTGGGCGAAGCTGGCAAAACCGAAGCAAGTGCAAAAGAAGTGGTTGTATTTGATGTAGGCATCGACGAACCATTAATGACTATTTTAGCGGCAATGACCTGTTTCCCTGGCACCTCTCCCGAGGAGGTCTTAAAAATGGCTCAAGAAATTCACAAGTTAAATGAAGAGCTAGATAATTGGAAAGATAAAAATATCCACTAAAAAGGAATAACCCAAATGACAATTGACGAACTAATAAAGCACCTAAATGACATAAAATCGCATGCCGAAAAAGACGCCCCTATCTACTTCAGGCTTTTAAGTCAGCAAATTTATTTAAAAGAAGCTGATTTGCTGAGAAATTCGGAAACTAACGAACAAGTGGTTATCATTGATTTCAGATTCAGCCCAGCCGCTGAAAAAATGATTGAGCAGCTTAAAGGAGCATTTCCAAGAGGCGAATTGGAATCATTATTAAATTCGCTCAACTCAACCGACAAAAATTTGCACTGAGGTGATAAAATGCAACTCGACACACATACAAGGAAATGGATTATTGCAATAATAAATGATGTGATATCAAATATTACTGCAGATGCGTTAAGTGAGGTCAGTACCATCCACCGCGATAGGAAATTATCTATCGCACGAATAGCAATCGAAATAAAAGGAGTAATCGAAAATGAAAGCAAAAAAACTGATTGAGCAATTACAAAACTCAATAAATTACTTAAAGTATATGACAAATGAGGAAAATCCAGACATTGTCATTAACTCACAGCATGCTATCGAGTCTATGCACATGAGCACATGGGCTGACATACACACAAATCAGGTTGAAATTTATATCGTTGAATCAAAAATAAAGAAAGAGGAAGATAAATCATGTGGAGCTTAACACCGTTATATAGTTGGTTATTAGTCTCAGGCTTAATGACTATATCAACAATTATTATTTTTAAGGATTAAATTAACATGAAAATATACATCGTCCCAGCACCTTTACTCGACATAATGTTAAGCGAATTTACAGCAGAGCATAAATCGCAAGAAACTTTGGGCGCCCAAAATTGGCTAAGCACAACAATATCAAGCACAGCGCTTGAAACAGCTAAGATTATGTACGAAGCAATAATTGAAAACTCAAAAGAAGTAGACATTTAAATGAGATATATTTGCATAAAAACAAACGATATGGACAAGATAGTTGATGACATTAAAGAAGGTAAAAAAACAATTGAAAAACAATACGGAAAAGAATCTGAACAGGCGCATAACACTCATGTGTCTGAATTGGCTATAGAGTGGTTTTTGCAAAATATGAAACTATATTCAATTATAATTGATATATCGGAACCAAAAGACAAAAAGGAGATAAATTAAAATGAAAATTATTTATACACCAGTAAGGACATATTTAGAATGGGTTATGATCAATAACCCAGGAGAAATAAACAAAGAAAACTTATTAGCAATAATAATATCTGATATAAGCACTCGAACCATTCACGTATGTAATGCAAAAATAAGCACAGATGGAAAGAAAATAATTAGGCCGCATAACGTTGTAATTGGCAATATAGATTTTATAAAATCGTTTATATCTGACTTTAATGCAACATTCAAACCCCTTCGCTCTTCATGGACAATTATTGAAAATAACACCCTTAATTTTATTATAGAAGAGGATGCGACATAAAATGAGCTTAATCCCTGAATTCTATGGCTACGGCCAACAATGCATGCCAGACCCCCAGGACGATGGCGACCACCCACAGCCACGTGACTGGGATGAGGACGAATACGAAGAGGACAAAGAAAACGCAGTGATTCTTGATGACGCTCAAAAAGAACTCAATAGTTTCTTTAAAAAGCTATCGGACTCGCAAGAGAAGCTTCCTGCTGAATTTGCTAAAATATTATATGCCAATCTCGATAATCTTTATTTAACAGACGAAAAGGAATAAAAAAAATGTTCACTTCCGCTCCTCATGGTTTTTTCTTAGATTTTGAAAACGGGCTTTGCTTGTCGACCCAGTTTGGACATATGAATTATTGTGAAAATAGAGAAAGCATGGAGCACATTATTAATCGACTTAGGCGTAACGTACCCGATAAACAATCAGCATCTAAAGATGCTGAGGTGGCTATTTTGTTTGAAGGTAACTTCATAACAAAAAAAGTGGTTGATAGCGATTACGATGTAATAGGTTATGTATGTATGAACCAATGGCTAGATATAATAGAAAAATGCAAAAACTTTAACACGGATACTTTGAAATGATAGAGTACTGTAAAACATGCCAATACCATCACGATACTGATATAGAAGACTATTTAATATTAAGTTGTGAAAAATGCAGTTCTCAATACATAACTGAGCGTCCTCTTACCTTTTATCCTTCCTGCAAAAAATGCGAGTCTAAAATGTCACATGTAGAATATTACAAGATTGGTCAGGATATCATTTTTAAAACGCCTATAAAGCATTACTTACCTAAACCTACAAAATCATAAATATTGACGAAAGGAGAAGATAATGACCCAAACAAATGAAGAGATGGCTTTAGTAATAAAAGAACAACAGGAAGAAATAATACGTCTGAATGAAAATATGAATAAACTTTTGTTCATTAACGAAACTTATGTCACTCGATTAGAGAATTTTCAAACAGCAGAAAACTTGACATGGCAGCCGCCGCTTACAAATCTTCGTCAGAAGCAGCTATTCATACATTATTCGACAATGAATTGTTAATATCAAAATTAAAAATATGTAATGGAATTATAGTTACGTTCATGGTTATAGTCATTCTCGCCACGATATTCTTGTCCAAGTACATTCATCAGTGATATAATTTCCCCTTGAAAATTAGGGGGAAAAATGATAGACTTAGAAAAAAGCAAATATCTTTGGCAGATAAAATGCGATAAGAAAATAAAAGAAACTTTCGCCACACTTGACAAGCTAAAAATGCTAAATGTACAAAAAACGCATTTATCAAAAGAAGCTTACATGAAGATACTTGAAGAATTACCAACTGACATGTCAATGCAAATGATAGAGGGCTTTAGTTATCGTGGAATTGAAATTAAGATGATACAAGGAAAATTATAATGCGTTACGATATTCAGATGGCGAGGCAACAAATATTGCGAGAGCTAGAAAGAGTAATCGTTGCCATAGCTTATGGCGAGGGAATTACTTTTAAAAATTCTTTTGCTGAAAAGCTTTCGGAAGAAGTGGAGTCAGATATTTTAAATAAAATAAGGCTTATAATCAATGTTAGTTCAGAGCTTAATTCCAATAAAATTAAGCCATTATAAAAAAGCCCCTAGGGTTGCGAGCTACTAGGGGCAAAAAGTCGCAGAAAGGAACAAACTGCGACTAAATTAGTTTAACATTTTTCTTCTAAAAGTAAAGATAAATAATGAAAACTTTAAAAGAATCTGACATACATACAGCGATATGTCAGTACATAAAATGGAGATATCCAAAAGTCATATTTACATCTGAAAGTGGTGGCATTAAAACCACAATTGGACAAGCAAAACGCATCAAAAATCAACGTAGCGAAGCAGGTATACCCGACCTGATAATTTTAGAGCCGCGAGGTGAATTTCATGGCTTATGTATTGAGATTAAACGCTCAATGAAAGAGGTATATAATAAGAACGGCACATTAAAGGCGTCTGCCCATCTCTCCCGACAAATACAACTTTTAGCACGTTTGTCGGGAATTGGTTACTGTGCAGAATTTGGCCTAGGTTTCGAGTCTTGCAAAGAAATAATTGATAACTACCTAAAACTACCCTTAACCTATGTCGATTTTTCCAATCCTATGGGGGTAGGGTAAGACATCTCCAACAGGCCTTGGCATACCTACAGGCCTAGGGTTCAACGAGCCGCCATCGAAGTGGGAGAAGCAAAACCAAGAATCGCTACCCAAGTGAGCTATCAGACCAAATTTTGTACAACTCGACCGACTGCCTGAATCAAACCCGTGGCATTTTGATTCGCTCGGTAACTCACAAATTTCACTCCAGTAATTTTGACATGTAATTTTTAACTCGCTTAATTTTAACGCTGCTGTTTCTTTTAAAAACTTACACGCTTGTTTTGTTTCTTCGCCTATTGCCGTTTCTTCGTATTCTTTCATCCTTGCATATTGACATTGCAATGAATTTAATTCCTGACGCTGTTTTAAAATCCACTCATCGCGTGATGAGCGTTTTGTTTTTGAGTCATTTGATTTTTCTGAATAACCACACTTGCAGTCATGGCCCTGAAAAGGTCTTTCACATTCTGGGCATTTCTTCATTTTCAACTTCCTGTTCTAGTTTTAAATTTAATTGCCCATAATATTGCTCGCAATTTTCTTTGCTGAACAATGTTTTGGGTCTAAGGCAATAATCCATTGTTGGATTGCCTTTCCATTCACGACATTTTTTTGCAATGATACATTTCAAATCCTCCACAGACATTCCATTGGACAAGCAACGATTGATTAATTTCAAATTGACTTCAACCGGTCGATAAAATTTTTCCGCTTTCTCGTTAAGAAAATTCAGAACCTCGATAGCTTGTTCGGTTGATTTTTCTTTAAGCAGGCGAGATGTCCGATGCGAATCGGACAAAGATTCGTTAGAATCTGTCTTCTCTCCTATTCCTATTCCTATTCCTATTCCTATTCCGTCGCGAGCGCTCGTCGAATGCTCGTCGAACGTTCGTCGAATGCTCGTCGAATTTGAAATGAAATCTTTAATTAAATCAAGGGGTGGCGCTTTTAACCTCTCAAGTGACTTGTCAATTTTCTGGTGTTTTGCCCAGTTCAAAATGTACAAATATTGCTCTCCATTTT